GATCACGGTTATGGAGAAGTGCGAGGGGACACTGTACCTTCTGTTCAAGGAGACGTCCGATGTGGCAAGGCGGTGTGCGTGGATGGCTCAGGTGATTTTTGCTCTGGCGTACGCCCAGCGGACGTTTGCCTTCGTGCACAATGATCTCCATGTGATGAACGTCATGCATGTTCCCACTGCCTCCGAGTTCTTCTACTACAATGTGGGGGGCAAGAGTTATCGTGTTCCTACCTACGGCAAGCTGATCAAGATCATCGACTTTGATCGGGCGTCATTTTCAGTCAAGGTTCCGAAACTGAAAGATTCCAAGTTCTTCATGTCCGACCAGTTTCATCAGGACGAGGAAGCGGGGGGGCAGTACAACATTGCTCCGTTCTATAATTCCAAGTACACTGAAATCAAGCCGAATCCGTCATTTGACTTGGTGCGTCTTGCTACGTCACTCTTCTGGGACTGTTTTCCAAAGGGTCCCGATGATGAGTACACGTCAAATCCGTTATTTAAGATGTTCATGACGTGGCTGACACTTCCCGACGGAAAATCGGTACTGTTCCGTGATCCGCAGAATGGTGATTTCAGCGAACGGTACCGGGGGTTCAATCTGTACAAGGCGATTGCCAGGTACTGCCGAGATACGGCAGTGCCTCGCAAGCAAATTGAGAAGTTCGGAACGCCTTATCTCATTGACAAGGTTCCGAGGGGCGAATCGTTCTTGGTGATTGAGTAGTTTAATTCTCCACACACTTTCCGTCCTTCTTGTGCTGTCCCTCCGGGCAGTGGAGCGTATCCTTGACACCCTCGCGACCAGCACCGAGCATCGCATAGGCAGCGTGGTGGGTGAAGTGGTACACGAGGGCAAACACGACACCGTGGACGGCGGCGACCGTCAGCTTGGATCCGCCCGGGGGGAGGCGGAGGAGAACGCCAGGGGTGAGGGCAACGAACAGAACAACGACAAAGGCGAGCTTGAGCCAGTACATTTTGTTTGTATCCTAGCGAGAAGAATGTTTGTAGCCCAGTATAGTAAGAATAATACTATGGCACTTCTTTACTCTGGGGATATATTCCCGTCCAGCAGGTATCCTGGGATTCTGGGGTACAATGCATCCGGTGCCAAACCCCCTCAGCTCTGCAATGTTCTTGTTGTAGATGGCGTGAACGGTAATGATTCGTCAGCATCCGTCGGTGGTTTACCATATAAGACCGTGAACGCTGCAGTTGCGGCCGCGACGTCAGGAATGCACGTTTGGGTTCTTCCGGGAATCTACGAACTGACCGCGGGCATCACGATTCCTACAGGTGTGTCCATCCGCGGATCCAGCGTACAGACCTGCGTTCTCCAGATGACCAACGTCATCGCGAACACGACGCTAGTCACGATGGGAGAATCGACACGTATAGAAGATCTGACCCTCAATCTTACATCTGGAGGTCATTATACGCTCACCGGTATCGCACTCCCAGGAACAACCTCCCAGACGTCCAAAGTCCGTACGTGCGTCCTGACTGTCCGCAATTCCGCCGCTTCGGTAGGCGGGTCATCGGATGTCACGGGTGCCCTTGCATCGGGAACAGGAGCACTTTCACCTTCGTCCTTCTCGTTCAATTCCCTGAAGGGATCTACCATCAACGTGTATTCCAATGGCGGCGGGAATAAACGTGGAATTTTGGTATCTTCGTCAAATACACTTACCACGCGTGATTTGAATGTATATGTTGCTGCCCCCACCGATTCAACATCAACGGGATCGTATGTCGGAATTGAGACGAATGATGCTACTGCAAATCAGTATGGAAGCATTCAGTTACGGTCTACCACCGTAGGAACGTTCACTTCCTCCATCAGTGGAACGAACTCGGACATTTTACAGACTACTCCTTCGTCCATTATCTCCCCCGCCTACCTTGCGTCTGCAGGTATTCAGATCGGTCCAGGAACGGACTTGGTAACCAAGACTGCGGGAGGAAAAGGGTTCTCGTCGTATGTGTATCCGACCACGATTTATTATGGGTTGAAAGGAAATGTTACTAGTGCTGGTACTGGATGGTTATGGCCAGGGACACAGGCAGTAAGTGCAGGAGCGTTTCCAGATCCTGGACTTCCCGCAGCGTACTACCGTATCCAACAGCCATGTATTCTTTCGGGAATGGCGGTTGGTCTAAACGTATCGTGCGGGGGTACAAACTCACTTACAATCCTCGTCCAAAAAACCCCAGCTGCAACGGGGGTGAAAGTGGATACATCGTATACACTCACACTCAGCGGGGCAGCTATCAGCGGATCGTTCTATAACGCATCTGTGAACTTTGCAGCGGGGGACTATCTTCATGCATACCTTTCGTATACATCAGGTAGTCCCACCAACAATGCCCACGACGTAACAGTTCAATTGGATCTGTTCTAGAAACTGGGTTTCCCAACGAACATATCCTGAACGGCTGATGACGCGACGGACGCAGTGGCGACAACCGTCTCGGTATCTCCACCCATGGCAAATAGCAGGCCACCCGCACCGGCTCCCGACAGCAATCCAATCTTAGACGCATCCGTCCAATCGACGGGCTGCTTCTTAGTATACCGCTCGGCAGCGTACACTATAACTCCAGCAAGGGCGACAAGAACAATGACAATCAGAAGATTCGTGTCGACCATTCTATTTGATAGGTTCTGCTGGATTGTTTATAACTTTAGAACGAGCTCTCCGTCCTTCGCTTCCAGCTTGACATCCTTCTCCTCCTTTTCCTCATCAAGGCTCTCGAAATCGATCATGGCAGTCTCATCAGACAACTGAAGCTTGGGATGCTCATCATCGTCCGTTCCCACATCGTCGTCGTCATCCTCCTCCTCTTCCACCTCGAATGCCACCTTCTTTTCTGGCTCGGCTGCGGCTGCGGGTGCGGGTGCGGCTGCGGCTGCGGGTGCGGCTGCGGGCACAGCTTCTGCCGTGGTGGGAAAGACTGTATCAGTAGGCTGAATGACATCCTCGGCTTTCTGGGGTGCCTGGGGTGCCTCCTCGACAGAAAAGTATGTGTTCACAATGGACTGCCAGGGAAGGAAAGAGTCAAGAACAGTATCGAACGCAGTGTCCATAATTGTATCGATCTCTTTACGATTACGAGCCTGCTGCTCGGACGTTACACCGAATGTACGGAACAGGTATGCATGCTCCCAGCACCGCCGGGCGACTTCCTTGTAGTACTCGTGCACGAACTTGGGAAGCGGGGGTCGTTCGAACTCGACATCGATACTGTCTTGGGTAGAGCGGTACTGAATCGCGGCGAAGGCACGGAGGTAAGTCAGTAGGACACCTGTGAGAAGTTCTTCGAGGTATGAGCACTTGGAGGCGGCAATGATACGCTTAACCTCTGTCTGTAGAACGTCGTCAGTCCACACCGGGATGCGGGTCAGGAGATTCTGGAATGTCTTCAGAATCTGGTCGGTCTGATTATTCTTCTCGCAGATGGTCTTGGCGTTCTCGTACACGCTCCAGATTCCCTCGGTAACGTGGGGAAGCACCATAAGCGAAAAACGATTACGAATATGCCGCTTGGCAAACTGAGCCTCGTCTTTCAGGGACATTTGTCTTGACAGCTCATATCTTTAAGTGTACAATGAACGCCAGTGTTCAGGAAGAGAGGTGTTGAAGTCCGTGAGAAGTGTCTCAACCATCTTGCGATCCAACTTCATGGGGAACTTCACCGGGATCCAGAACTTGTACGCCTTGGCACTCTGTTCATCAGAAATGCGTATGAGGTTCACGCGAGATACGACGGCATCGACCACACGAATGAGGTTGCGTACACCCTCTTCAGTGTTCGAATACTCTTTGATAATATATTCTGCAGCATCTTCGGTAGCCGAAAGGTCGGCGGCGGCGATTCCAGCGTGCTTCAGGATATCCGGCCAGATATAGTTGGCAACAATGACCTTCTTTTCAGTTTCCTTGTACCCTGGAATATTGATTACACGCATACGATCTTTGAGTACGGGATGAACGCGGCTCTCGTCGTTGAACGAGAATACAAAGAGACACTGGGATAGATCAAAGTCAATACCTGCAAAGTACCGATCGTGGTAGTGGGAGTTCTGAGATCGGTCGGTGAGATGGATCAGCATCGAAATGATTTCTTCGCCGTGAGGAGTACCGCTGACCTTATCGAGCTCGTCAAAGTAGAGAACAGGGTTCATGCACCCAGCTTGGATGATCGAGTCCACTATCCGCCCCCACATGGATCCTTCATAGGTGTACGAGTGTCCAGTATAGTGAGCGATATCAGACGCACCTCCTAGAGACGTGAAGATAAACGGGCGACCGAGAACTTCGGCAATACCGTTACGAGCGAAGGAGGTCTTGCCGACACCCATAGATCCACGCATAGCAATCACGTTTCCGACCGATTTAGGATTGGAAATCCACTGTGCCAGGGTCTGAAGGATCTGGGTCTTGGCGGAGAGCATGCCGTAGGTCGCTTTGTCCATCTTTTCACGTGCATTCTTCAGGAAATCAGCACACTTTACTTCGCCGTCGGCAATTGTCACCGGCAGGGGGACGTTTTTTCCGAACGGAATCCGGAGAACACCGTCGATCCAATTACGAAGCTTCTGAGATTCGCCGTTGTCGGATCCCATACGGTTCATGGCATCAACTTTACGAATGATCTCACCCTGGATCTTTGCGGGCATATCGATGTCCAGTACTCGGAATTTGTAAGGAACATCCGACTCTCCAAGGATGTCAGCGATCGTCTTCATCTTTTTCAGAGCACCCTTCTTCGCCTGCTTCCCCAGACCCTCGAAGTAATCACTCTCTCGCCGACTGAGTTTGAGGGCAGGCTCGTCCTTATCCTTATCCTTCCTGTCTTTACCCTTCTTCTTGGTATCATCACCAATGATAAACAGTGGTTGGTTGCGACTGCCTCCACCAAGACGACTAGCAAACAGGCTTTGAATGAACTCGTGGGGAATCTCGTCATCTTCATCCTCGCCTTCTTCGTCGTGGTCGTACTCGTAATCATCATACTCGCCCCTCTCGTCATCGTCCTCGTCCTCATCGACACGAGCGTGGAGATGGATCTTTACCGAGACAGGGAGTGACGACGGGAGTGTGATTCCGTGAATAGTCTGAGTCGCGGCGGCGGGCTCCTCCTCCTCATCCTCCTCCTCTTCCTCATCACCATTGAACGTTGAATCGTCGTCGTCTTCCTCGTCGAACAGTGTATCGTCATCCACCCACCGTACGTTATCATCTATGGTCTTCTTATTGCGACTACGAAGATCGTAGCGTTTCTTGGGATCTGCAGGCTGATTTGGCGGTGCAGCCTCGCCGCTCTTCGTCCGACGACGACGTGCTACGTTCTTCAATGTTTCGGACATATTACTCTTGTCCTCCAGAAGAAAGTTTTGACATGCAATCCATTTTGTCGGATATGTATAAGGAATGGACGCCGCTTTCATAAAGAAGGCACAAAACATCGTAGATTATGAAACTGCCCACGACCCCAAGGTGAAGGAGGTTCTTCAGATCGTCAAGGAGTTTATCCAGGCTAAGCGTGTTCTGTGCTACGGCGGAACAGCTATCAACAACCTTCTACCGAAAGAAGATAAGTTCTACGACCCGAACTACGATGTTCCTGATTACGATTTCTACAGCGAGAAGCCCCAGGTTCATTCGCTGGAACTCGCGGACATTTTTTACTCTCGCGGGTTCCGGAACATTGAGGTGAAGCCCGGTGCACACTTGATGACATTCAAGGTGTTTGTAGATTACACTGGCATCGCTGATATAACCTACCTTGAGCCCCCAATTTTCAAACACCTGTGGGACGAAGAAATCATCAAAGGAGGAATTCATTACGTCTCCCCGAACTTCCTACGGATGTCCATGTACCTCGAGCTGTCTCGTCCACGAGGAGATGTCTCCCGCTGGGAAAAGGTGTACAAGCGTCTCATGGTTCTGAACAAGCATTACCCTGTAGGATGCAAGCCGTATGCTGAGAAAGGTCACTCAATCTTGGGAGATGCCCAACGAGATGGAGTGGAAAAGCTACTGCAGACGAAAGGTATTGTTCTTCTGGGAGTTCACGCGGTTGAGCTACATTCTCGGAGTCGTAATAACGTGTGGCAGACTCCAGTGGACGTTCTAGCCGACGATATGGCAGCTACTGTCAACCAGTTCATGAACGTGCTTGGAAACGTAGATGTCCAGGAACGCCCTGCCTACGCCGAACTTCTACCCGCCCACGTCGATATTATTGACAAGGCAACAGGTGCCCTGGTAGTTCGAGTGTTCAAGACGTTTGCGTGTCACAGTTACCACCTCCTCCAGAACGGGCTGCGAGTCGCATCCATTCCCACCCTTCTGCAATTCTTTTTTGCATTTGTCTACGCCGATGCCCACTTTATCGAGGGAGGTTATGACCAGGATCGCGTGATCTGTATTTGCCAGCGGCTGATGGATCTGGCGGCATCTACGAAACGCCGGTTCGATCTGTTGATCCCCCTAGATTGCCTGGGACATCAGGAAACACTCACGGAAATCAAGAAGAATAAGAGCGACCTGTTTGAAAAGACTCCCAAGAAATCAAATGAGTTCTTGAGGCTCTTTTTTGCGTATAAACCCGGAACCTTGAACAAGACCCAGAAGAACCGGATCAAGACGATCCTGCGGAAAACTGCGAAATCGTCAACGCACGATTTAGTATCGGATCAGACTGACTGAAACCTTGAGTAGGTTGAATGGCGTATAAGACGACGAATCGCAGGGAGTACACTGGGGAGTCGTGTACCCCACACCCTTTACGAGGGGATTGTAGGGTCCGTATGACTGTGTAGTGTGTCCCATGTCTTTGAAATCCGTTTGAGGAATTCCGCCGATGGGATTATAATTCTTCTGTGTAGAACTCAAGTTCTGGTAATTCCGTTTGGTACCCTGCTGCCGAAGTAGACGCGTAAAATCAGACGAATCACGGATGCGATTGACAAAATTCGGCGTTGTGTCCTTGTTTGCGTTCGCGGTGACAAAGCATAGCGACATTGTAGTTTATTGATGACTAAGAATAAAGATATAGATGACCGAAGACTTGATTCTCTTGTTTCTGGTTGTGGCACTTCTTGTCGCGACCATAAATATGACAGCAGTGGGGCGTGAGCACATGACCAAGTCTCCTCCAACCCAGTTGAGCCCAGAGGAGAGTCTACAAATCGTTGAGAGTTCTCTCAAGAAATCGGGTCCGTCTGGGACATACGCAGCCTTTGACACCCAGCTTTCAAAATATGAAGATCTCATCGCCAAGGATGGTAGCGACGAGTAGTAGAAATGTTCACATCATTACATAATGAAGAAGTACGTCTTGATTGGGTTTGTTGCACTCGCTATTTTGATTGTATGCCTCCTCCGTCCTCGCAGGGAACACCTGGACGTGCAGAACTCCGATGACCCGCAGATGCGTCTTAAGCAGGCACAGTCAAAGGTAGGGCAGATTAACGACCGCCTTTCAGTTATGGAAGCCAAGATTGAGGAGTCTGAGTCCAAGCGTGGAGAAAGCACCGGCGAGGCGACGAATGCTCTAGGAAGCAGCTCTGGAAAACTCAGTTAATATATAACAAGAATAGCAATGAAGTCTTATGTCCTGATAGGATTTATTACGCTCGCTATTGTCGTTCTGATATTCATCACACGACAGCAACGGGAGACATTTGATAGTACGGATAAGGCGATTGCCAGCCTTCTCGTGAACCCGAATATTCGACTCTCTAAAATTCAGAAGTCGCAGGAAAAACTCGAGGACGCTATGAATGCTGGTGCAGGTAAGGCTGGAATCAAAGGTATATTGTAAACAACTACTAACTAATTACTGTGCTGACCGATCCACCAATCGGTAGAGAGGTAGGAGGGGTAGAATGGTAGGGTATTTGCACTGACCGAAGGGCGGGTGTTCGCCAGGCTGCGGACGGCATCGGGGGTAAGGGCGTAATTGTAGTATACCAGACTTCCAATCTGACCGTTCCACCCGCCGTTTCCGGCAACATACAGTGGCTGCTCATTCTGGAGAGGCAGTCGCTTCATTGTGATGTGGCGGTAGAGTAGTCCGTTGACGTAGACATCCAGAGACCGCTGGTTGACAACGATTGCAAAGTGGTTGAGCTTTCCTGCAGGGAGGTTTCCGACGACAACCTTTTCTGGGTTATTCTTATCGTATGTATCCTGTGTGATTGTAATCTGGTTCTTTCCACTCGTCATAACGACGGAGGGAGACTGGAGAGCCATATCAAGACCGCCCTTGGTGAACAAGATTGGGCTCTTGTTCTGGGGATCAAAGTCGTTAATCAGGATCCAGGCGGCATACGAGTATTCAATACCCTGATCCTCGTTATTCGAGAGGGGGAGTAGGGCATCATACTGCTGGTTTGTCTGTCCATCCTGAAGAGGTCCAACAATCGTTACGCTTGCCAGCGTTGGTTGTAGTCCTCGGGGTTTAGATGAGAAGAAGCCGTACCCGAACTCGTAAAACACGAGGATTCCGATGCCCAGTACAATGAGCGTCATGAGGGATATAAGTATGGTCCGTGTATCCATAGTCTCTTGTTATTTTAGAAGGTATACTTGTTTATTTCCTGTCCCGTCGGATCAACCACCGCAAGTTTTACGACATAAGGGTTCGTGGGTGTCGAGGAGCTCGCTGCTGTCTGGGCGACCGCGGCGGCAGGCGGTCCAGCCTTGTAGAAGGACATCGCCATATTCGGGTTGAGTGCACCTGCATAAAAGTTGAGAGCCGCGAGGTTCCCCGAGAATCCACCCTTACCCATTACCGTGGCATCGCCATTCGGGGCTTGTGGAACCGCGGGGAGTAGGCACGAGCGTACCAGCATACCGTTCAGGTATATATCTACGTTGCGGCTACTTACAGACAGAGAGATACAGAACCATGACTGGAGAGGTACGTTCTTGACCTTACACGTGAACGAATCGTCGGTGGATCCCGTGAGTCCCACCGGGGACGGCACGCTCGACCCGCCCGATCCAGCGGCACCGGACATCAAGTTGATCTTGACATCTAGAGTGTTCTCAACAGGGTCGAGGAAGACGTAGGGGTTCAGAGAACCATCTGCTCCTCGGGTAAGAACCGGCTTCTCCTGTCCGAACATATAGTTCCAGTCTTGAATAAACATCCACCACTGAACTCCGTAGTTTCCACCGTTAGTACCAACCGATACGGGGATAGACGAACCGGGAATAACCATGGATGTATTTGTCGTAACGCCCGCAGCAGGAGTTACGCTTCCAGACCAGGTAGGCGTGGTGAACGTTCCCTGGAGGATAAAGAACGTGCCGTAAATGAGGAGGGCTGCCAGGACCGTGAATATAGTGAACCACATGGCACGGGACTGGAAGGGATCCGTCGAACGGGCAAAGTAGTAGTACGCCAGTGCGAGTTCAACGACCACAAAGACGATCGTAGCAATCGTTGAGCTGGTGATGAAGGTGAACGAAACTCCGCTCGCGGGTCCAGCGTTCGCAGTTGCTGCCTTGGCGTTCGGGTTGGGTGTCGCAGCCGCAGCAACCGCAGCAGCGTTCGGATCGGTGGGAGGCGTACTCATTCTTATTGTTAGAAGAAGAGGTAAAAACGGAACGAGAATTATCTGGCTGGCAGATAGACCAACTGAAATAGAAGATGTCTACTCCTATAACAATCTTCTGTAATAATTGCGGACTAAGGGGGCATACGTTTCGAGACTGCGGCGAGCCCGTCCTCTCGTGCGGAATTATTCTTATGCGAAACTTAACGAACCCCGGCGAACCGTCGACTCTCCCTCTTCTCACCGAAGATATCGAAGTCCTCATGGTGCGACGTAAGGACAGCATGTGCTACACGGATTTCATTCGTGGTAAATTTGATCCCGCTGACAAGGTGTACGTTCGGACGCTGCTCGACAACATGACACAGCAGGAGGTGTCCCGACTCAAGCACGAGACATTCGAAGCCTTGTGGTGTCGATTGTGGAACAATTCGGATAGACACGAGTATGAAATGAAGTTTGCAAAGGAGAAGTTCGATGCGGCGAGAGAAGAGATCGATGCGTCGGTGTCCATGTACATTGAGCCAGAGTGGGGATTTCCCAAAGGTCGTCGTCTGAAATGCGAGAGCGACCAAGGATGTGCCGAGCGGGAGTTCTTTGAGGAAACCAACATTCTACGATCATCATACACGATGGTGTCGGGAATCCAGCTAGAGGAGACGTTTGCAGGAACGAACGGGATCATGTACCGCCACAAGTACTTCCTGGCTGTCATGTCTCGTCCAGACAGGATAGATATCCACCAGCGATTCACGAACATGCAGAAGCGGGAAATCTCGGCGATCGGGTGGAAGACTATGGCTGACTGTATGAGCCTGACTCGTCCGCAGTATACTCAGCGACACAAGATGCTCCAGGAGCTATCGTCTCTCGCTGAAACGGTTGAAGTTCGTCTCCCGAAGGAATAATAAGAGATGACTGTATTTGCTTTGACAACAGCACGCGAGTGGGGAATTATGTTTGGACTAGGGTGTGGAATTTATGCATTCTTTTTCCTTCTAGGGTTTGGATTCTCGGCTGCTGCCACGTTTCATGACTGTGAGAAAGCCGATGCAGCAAAGAATGCAAAATATGGAGCCATCTGGGCAGCATACCCCGCGGCTGCGTGGTTCATTATCAGGTCGTTCGAGATTTTGCGTGTTCAGTTTGATCGGTTCTACCGGAGCTTTGATAGCTCAGAAGGAGGTATTGAGAGGGCAGGATGGATTTCTATAGGGTACTTCCTGACTCTGGCATGTGTCGTGGGAATGTACGGTTTGGTTGGAGACTCCGTCAAGGATGTGTGTATACCCAGCGTAGACGAAGCGACAAAGTTCAAAGAAGATATGGTTGCACGGAAAGCCGAAAAAGATGCGGCGATAAAAGCTGCTCAGGAGTCAACGCCCGCCGTCAAACCGGTAGTAGGTAGTGCACCAGCAGATAAGAAGTGATTGCCAGCATGATGATCCACCACCATAGGGGAAACACGGTGGCATCCCTGCGTCCTGCACCAAACTCCCTTACCTTTCCGCCATTAAAGACAAGTGCCGGACGAAAGTACAGGAGGGCGGACACTAAGAAGAGATATATAGTGAGCATCCATACACGAGGATCTCCGTCCAAATTCATTGTATCATGAACGTATTTTATTTACGTTGTTGATACAATATGAGCACGGCTTTCGTATTGCCAAATCGCAAAGCCTTTGCTGACTATATTGCCCGGATATACCTGAAATATCGGAAAGACCCCGCACCCGACGAAGAGGGTGTAGACCTCTGTCTCCAACAGGCTGGAAAGACGACTCGCGAACTCCTTCCATACCAGAAACTTGTTCGCGACTACCTCTCCATTGAAACTCCGTATCGGGGTCTTCTCGTCTACCACGGTCTTGGATCTGGAAAGACCTGCTCGGCGATCGGCGTAGCAGAGTCCCTCCTATCCACAAAAAAGGTGTGGGTCATGCTCCCTGCGTCTCTCCAAGATAATTTCAGGCAGGAGATCCGGAAGTGCGGAAATGCCATCTACGTCCAGAACAATTTCTGGGAGGTTCGTATCATACGCAGCGAAGCCGACAAGGCTCCTGCTCTTGCTCTAGGGATATCCGCAGAGTTCCTAAGTAAAGGGCGATACTTTGTCACCGTTCCAGGAAAGGACTCAAATTACTCGTCCCTGCCTCGTGACTCTCAGCAGGGTATCGACGAACAGATTGACGACCTCATTAAGAACAGGTACAATTTCATAAACTACAACGGTCTGACTGGCGAGAGTGTGCGTCGCATTGTACCCGACGACGACCCCCTGAAATCCAACCCTTTCGACAATGCGGTCGTCATCATTGATGAAGCCCACAACTTGATTTCCAGGACAATCAATAATTCCGTCATCGGAAAGAGGCTGTATGACGCCATATACTACGCCAAGGATTGCAAGGTCGTGGCACTCTCAGGAACTCCCTTGATCAACCGTCCCAACGAGATAGCGTATCTCCTCAATCTCCTGCGTGGACCCATTGAGCGAATTGTGATCCCCGTGAAGGAGCTTCCAACGTGGGACGAGGCAGGAATGAAGACGTACTTCCGTAAATTACCAGAGGTGGACACGGTGGAATTCAACAGCGTCAAGCGGTCGATTCAGATCACCCGTAACCCAGGACATTTCAAGTCGGTGTACAATAAGGAGGGCGAGCGTATTGCAGTCCAGTATGATGAGGCGGTGACATACAAGACTCCAGGAGATTGGGTGGACAGTATTCGCCAATCATTTGCCGCCACGTTTCCTGGCGGTGTTCTCGCCCCACGCGAAAACATCCAACGTGAAGCCTTAGAATGTCTCCCTACTAACTTTGCAGATTTTATGAATACGTTTGTTGAAGGTCTTGATGTCAAAAACGCTCTGCTTTTCCAGAAGCGTGCACAAGGTCTCGTGTCCTACTACAAGGGATCCGATGAACGGATGCTCCCCAAACGGGTAGATGACGACAAAATGCTTGAATTGATCGAAATGTCCGACGAGCAGTTCAACCGATACCTTGAAGTGCGATGGAAGGAGATTCAGCAGGATTCCAAGAAACGTACAGGTCCCGCTACTCTTAACGAAGACATGAAGACCTATCGCGTCATGTCCCGCCTCGCTTGTAACTACGCCGTTCCGTCGGATTACCGTGCTCTCGCGAATGAGCAGGGAGAGGAAGATAACGAAGACGACAAGAAGACTTTGATTCTAGGAAAGCTTCGCGAGAACCCTGACAAGTATCTCCGCGACGAAGGTCTAGCGACGTACTCTCCGAAGATGCGGAAGATCCTTGCGAATGTCAAGGCAACAACTGGAACCGACAACTTCAAGAACCAGTTCATTTATTCGCAGTACCTCAAGCTTGAAGGTCTTGGAATTCTTTCGGCTATTCTGGATGCGAATGGATACCAGCGATACCGTCTAATCAAAGAGGGTGGAAAGTATCGTGAGGCTCCAGACCTCGACCCTGCAAAACCGGCGTACGCATTTTATACGGGTGAAATCGAGAAAGCGGAACGTGAAATCACTCGCCTAATTTTCAACGAGGATTACCTGGGGCTGCAGTCCGATTATCCCGAACACTCGGGAAGTATTCGTGAAAGCATACTGAAACGCGGTGGAAAAAAGCTGATATGTATCCTGATGGCTACATCTAGTGGTGCGGAAGGTATTAACTTGAAGAACGTCCGACACCTGCACATCATGGAACCGCACTGGAACCCTGCGAGGCATGATCAGGTGATTGGACGCGGTATTCGCCTGTGTTCACACGCCACCCGCCAAATTCTGTCAGAAGGATCCATCAAAGTCGAAACGGTTCCGCAAGAGGAACGCACGATCCGTATATCGTTCTACGTATCCGTCTTCTCAAAGGATCAAGCAGCATCCAACACTGCCTTTAATATCGTGCCCATTCGAAGGACAGATAGCAGTCCCAAGAAGTACAATCTGCCGGAAGGAGGTGGGAGGGCACCTGAAGCATTCATGACCAGTGATGAGTTCCTGTATGAAGTGTCGTACGAAAAGGAGAAGATCACAGCTGGAATTACTCGGCTAATCAAGCAGGCAGCAGTAGACTGCGAAATTCATCGCAAGCTGCACTCGAGGGAGAAGCCGGTACTTCAATGTATGCGGTTCGATAGCACGACCAAAGGCGAAGATCTGGCGTTCAACCCCAACATCAAGGACGACGAACTTGATGCGTCCTACCTCAAGAACATGATGAAACGCAAGCGGCGGCTACAGAAGGTGAAGGTCAAGGATTTCGTATTCCTGGTGGATCCAGATACCAAGGAGGTGTTTGACGAGTCGGCGTTTGGGGATAAACAACGACTACTCAAATTGGGAACCCTCAAGGAGGATCGGATTCAGTTTTTCACGTATGCTTAGTTCTTCTCAAGGATGCTCTCCAGGAAGGCATCACAGATCTTAGACCACGGACGAGCACGAGCGGTAGCCACGCACTTCTCGGAGGTTTCACGACCCAGCATACTCAGTGACTTCTCCATCGCAGAGGCAACCTCTTCCGCCGTCGTGGTGTACTCCGTGAGACCTACACCCGCAGTCATCTGGAGGTAGGAGTAAGACGTCAGAGGACAACGTACACTCGTCTCGTCCGTCATGAACGACTTGTAGCAGTCCAGATCCAGCACGACCTGCGGGGCACCCGTTGCCATGTGCTCAAGCTGGCAGAGACCGAATCCCTCGCCGTTTGACGTGTTCACACCAACATCTGCCACATTGTACAGCTGGTTAATGGCTTCGTCATTAAAGTAAGCTGTGGGAGGCGTGGTGTCTACGATCGAGACACGAGTGCCGTACTTCAGGTTGTCCAGACCCAGAAGCTCGAGCTCATTGAGATAGATCTGGAGAGGCTGGTAGAACGCCCCGCCCTCCGGCTTCACGCCCGTAACAAGGAGGAGGTGAAGAGGCTCGTCAGGAAGCTTCTTCAGCAGACGGGCAAACGCCATGACCGTCAGATCGAGACGCTTACGCTGCGAATTGCGGTTCATGTTTAGGAACACTTTGGCATTCGGGTGAATGCTGAGGTTCTTGCGGACTCCGATCCGCTCAGAGTCCGACATGGGCTTGAACACTAGGGTGTCTACACCATGCTCCATCACATCAATCTTGATATTGGGCGTGGTGAGGCGGGTCATGAGATGAGCCTTCCAAGTATCCGTGAAACAGATGATACGATCGGCGGCGTTCTCAATGTTGCGAAGAAGACCCATGTCCGCACCCTTGTATACCTGATCAAGGTAGATCCAGAGTTTCCACTGCTTCTCCATATCCTTCGTCTGCTGGATGAACTGGTTGACGATAATCGGATCATTGTAAATCATGATGATGTCGGGGTTCACCGTCTCGACATACTCCTTGAACTTGTTGAAGCCGAACCCCTGTTCCTTAGGATCCTCGTTGGCGGCAGCATCGTACTGGATCACGCCCTTGAGGGGGCGAGCAGGGGCTGGCAGGCGGGCAGGAGTACGCTGAAACCCAAAGTGAAAGATCTTGATAAGAGGCGACAGAGTTCCTAGCTGCTTGAGGAGGTTGTAGGAGACCTTCGAGTACCCTGTAACCTGCTCAGTGTGTGTTGATACAAGTAGAAACCGAACAGGTGCCATTTTATGATTAACCTTTTCTATCTGTAAATACAATAGCATGGCAGAGTATTACACGAATCTCACGCTCAGCGGGCTTCCGATCACGTTCAGTCAGCAGACTCGGTTCAAGAGTGCATCTGAAGTGACCCAGATGAGGAAGCGAACGGTGGTCAACAACTACTACACGAACTATCCCCAGTCTCAGAAGGCGGCATATGCAAGTACGTATACGACGTTCCAGGCGGGTTCAGTCTATAACGATATTGGAGAAACGACCACCTCTCTTGTTCCCACGTGCTGCACGAACGGCAACAGCTTCGTCCTTGCCAACAATAAGGCATTGGCACCTGGAGGCGAGAAACAGACTGCCAATATGAATGTGAAGTCCCGGGCAGATATGAACAACCCTCAGTAATTAGTAGTAAGCCATTCCGGGAGCCTGTCCGCTCTCCTTCATTTTCGGGATCTTGGTGAACTCCGAGAACCGATCCATGAACGGAACTGGAGGAATGGGGTAGAGCTCGTGTACCGAGTTGCTACGCGTATACGCCCCATGAATCACCTTGCGTGTCTGTGTCCCTATCCAGTCGTACCCGAAGCGAACGCTCATGTACGAGTGAATCAAGACAAAGAGGACAAGGATGCCAATAATGATATACGGCAAGTTCCGATACATTAATCATACCCTATAAGATAATATAGTAAGAATGGGTGGCGGACTCGTTCAGCTCACTGGCTTCGGTGCCCAAAACGTGTTTATCAATGGAAACCCTTCCATGACGTACTTCAACAAGATGTACAAACGATCCACCAATTTCGCAATGGAACACTTCATGCTGAATATCGCAAATATCACCGACACCACGCTCCCACCTGCAGGAAACAAGACGTTCACGTTTCCGGTTCCTCGCTATGCCGACCTGCTCCACGACTGCTACGTATGTGTCCAGATCCCCGATATCTGGTCTCCGCTCTCTGGATTCGATAAGCAAACATCGTTGGCTTACGAAACCGCCTTCCAGTGGTCTCGTAATCTCGGGTACAATATGATCGAGACAGCCTCTGTTCTTTTCAACGGAACGGCTATGTGCACGGTAACAGGAGAATGGATGAAGGTCAAGAGTTACTTGAACAGTGACAAGACTCGGCGAGCTAAGATTGATGATATGGTTGGCAATACGGTGGACATGCACGACCCTGCAAACGCCCCCGGACGCACCAACCAGTACCCGAATGCGATCAACGTGTCTGCCACAAATACTGCCCCTCCCGCTCCCTCTATTCGCGGACGTCAGCTCAATATCCCCCTCTCCTTCTGGTTCTGCGAGGAGATCGGACAATCCATCCCCCTTGTAGCCATGCCCCAGACTGAAGTATCCATCCAAATCACCTTCCGCAATATCTACAGCCTGTTTACGGTTTTGGACACACGCGGAACAGCTGCGACCAACCCCACATTCCAGACCCGTGTCACCGGAAACCCTGGAGACTCTTATCTTGGAATCCAGAATTACCTGTCGTACCCCGATACGATGGGGAATCCCACCAATGCCTCGCTTGTAAGCTGGAACCTCAACCCCTACATTGAAGCCAACTACATTTTCCTAACAGACACGGAACGTGCGTACATTGCGAAACACGATCGTTCATTCCTCATTACTCAAGTCCGCTATCTCAAGAACAACAACCAGTACGGGTACAACAACGTAACTATTCCGATGTACAATCTGTGCACCCGTGTCGTCTCCCTCTTCCAGCGTCAAGACCGAATTCTCTTGAATGATTGGGACAATTACACAAACTGGGATTCAATATACTACCCTCCTGTCCAAACATACCCAAGCGTCCTGCCGACCCTGACTGCACCTGCGACACCCGACCAATGGTACTCGACTGGAATTCAACTTTCAAACTCAATGGATTCCCAGAACATTCTACTGGAAGGAAACCTGACATTTGATGGAACTGATCGGTTTGTAACCAAGAATGTCAACTTTTTCCGCAATATTCAGAATTATCGTTTCTCACCGGGTGACACAACTGCTCTTCCCGGTATAAATTTATACTCATTTTCTCTGGATCCCAATACTATCAGTCAACCGTCTGGAAGTGCAAACGGCTCAATGTTTAATAAGACCAATCTGCAGTACACACTTCTGACACCCCCTGTCGTTCAGACAGGTCCAGTGTCTCAAATACCAGTATGCGTCATTAAGAACACCACGTTCAATACCAATCCCACCGTTGTCCCCGTTGGAGCAACGACTGTTCCGACGAATGCGTCAGGACAGGCGATAGCTCCGCCGGCGGTACAGGCGGGTCAGACGCTGACGGTATACCCTTCCCCCACAAACGTACAGATTCAATATAATGGATATTCGTCCATGATCTATATTGAATCGTACAATTTCCTCAAGGTTACAAATGGACAAGCAAATCTTGTCTTCAATACATAATAGATTCGGATGGCGGACAATACCGATGACCCCGTTGCCGATGTTCCTCCTGATCAAGTAGCCACCGATACTCCCGGACCAGTTGTGTCATCTGCAAATGGACTCCTCCTGTTTACGTTCACTCATATTCTGATTATTATTTACTATCGTGCCGCGTGGTTCGCTTTGGAATCTCTGGTGTTTGAGAAGTACCCTGCGATCGGAGCGTATTCCACGTTCATTCTGATTCCCTACCTTGTCCCTCTTGCGGGAATGCTTGCGTCGGTCGTGAATGCTTCAACTGGGGGACTGACAGCATGGACACTCTCCACTGTGGGAATCGCGTCATCTGTTATGGGGTTCGCACTGATATACATCCTGGTCTTCGACATGCCCCCCGAGACGATTCAGTTCGCCATGAAACTCTTTAAATCGGGGTCTCCGTCTCCTCCTGTAGCAGCGGCGTAGATGCACTGAGAGAATGCAGCTCGTCCATCGCCTGCTCAGGACTCTCAAAATTACGGAACAGGATCTGGTTGACTTCAGCCGGGCTCCACTTCTCATCCATCTTGGCATCATCGAACAGTGGGTGGGTTACTCCGTCCGTGATGTCGTAGAACCCTTCAATCATCTCTTTCAGGACAGTTCGCGAACACTTCTTGAAATGGACGATCATATCAATGCGACCGGGACGAATGAGAGCACGATCAAACCGCTCGGGGAAATTGGAGGTGAATACCATAATGCGACCGCTGGATTCTAGGGTACCATCGAGGAGATTGAGGAGGAATGAGAGATCGATGGGATCCTTAATAATATCATCGTCCATTTCGGGAGCAAACGGATCCTTAGGAGCCTGCACCTGCTCTGGACGCTTCCACTCCCGCTTCAGGAGTACGTCGCCCATCGCATCGGCGTCCTCGATAATGTAGAGTCGCTCGGAAATAGGAATAGTGTACTTCTCAAGTGTTGTCCCGTTGTACACGTGAAGATCGTCACTAAAAAACAGCTGGCGAAGCTGAGTCTTGGTCTTGATTTCCGAGAGCTGGATGTTCACGGGGTGACGACGGGCAACGTTGGCAATCGCCTTGATTTCCGACGTCTTGCCGGTTCCAGGGTCTCCGTGAAACAGGAAGCCGAGGGTATACGGAATTCCTTTGCGTTCGTACCACGACCGCTTCTCCAGGAAAAAATTGACACGCTTCTTGACCTCCCGCTGCTGCTCAAAGTAAACGTTCTCAAACGTGCGGGTTGTGGAGAACTTGTTCTTGGTGTACACCAGAAAGTTCTGGGGAAGAGGATTCTGATTCGACTTTCGCTTCTTGTTGTCCACCATCTGGTCAAAGAAGTAGAGATCGTTGCCCAGTTTGTTGAGCATGCGGCGTTCGTAATCCTGGTTGCATGAGTCCACGAACTTCTGCAGGGTCTGAATCGGGTGGTTGTAGCAAAAAATCTGAAACTTGATGTTCTTGATATTTCCATCATCAACTTCTACATTCGTGAGCTTGAAGTAGATATCCTCGTCGAGACGCACGGACTCAAACTCGTAAGGGAGGTAATCGTGGTTGGCGATGGAAAGAAGCCGCTTGGTGGCTGGGGAGCATGCGACGTAATGAATGATGGCATCCATCCGTGTCATAAATAGAGGAGCCTGTCCGCCCTTAGTGGGAGGAGGAGATCCACGCTCGCACTCAATGACCGCCGAAGGTTTACGGTCATCGGACTCGATAGAACTGGCAAAGGATGTCTTAAGAGATGATAGCCACGAAGGGTACAATGCGAGTCCACGCTCATATATATTGAGTCCAATGAATGCCATGAGCGGCCTAAAACTGTTTCCCGTTGTCGTCAAGACTTGGAAGAACAGTGACATCTTGAGAAGTTCACCCAGAGATGTCATTGCTTTCTTCGAATATTTCATCGGGGTGAGCCAAACGCTGTTAGGCACTTGTCAAGGGTGGGAATACCCTCATGAACTGGCTTTGACCGTTTGAGACGGAGCTGCTGTGAGGCCTTGTTCACAGTCTCGCTAGATAGAGAGACATAGGACTTGACATCGCGGACTGATGACTGAGTGTTCACGGACGGCATGTACAGTCGGACTGGAGGCATCGCCAGCTGGAGAGGCTTGGTACAGTGCTGGACAAATTCGCGGTACTGCTGGATATCCAGATTCCCCCCAAACATTCGGAGGACACGCCGGTCGGGAGCGGGCTGAATGTCGTGATCCTTGTATAGCGACCGGTAGACATTCCGTAGCAGGGAGTGACGTAGCCATTTATCAGACTCTGTGATTCCGGGCTCGCGGTAGATAGATGCAAGGGCACACTCGGGGCTGCAATAATTTCCCTCGGCAGTGTACATGTTCGTGTAGACATCATAGTGCGTCGGGACAACAAATGAGTCTCCGGGGATGGTGTGGCAGCACCACAGGCATGCAGATCCGGGAGGGTACGATGTCTGCAGGGAAAACTTTGATACCAATTCGTGAATGACCGACTCATCGAAGCGTCGTTCCTGTGCTTCGGTGGTCTGGAGAATATCGGAGTACTCCAGGGCTCCTCCAGACGGAGCAGGAACATCCACCCTCTCCTCCTCGAAATCAAAGTCCTTCCCTATTCGCAGGAAGAATATCACAGGCGGAAGCTCGACTGTTGGCTCGTCTACGACCTTCTTTCCCTTCTTTGCTCGAGCAGGGGGCATTTACATGAATATGGATTTTCTGCGTAAAACGGACTGGCTTTTTGGGAAGGTACCCAGACACTACAAAATGGCGGAGGCGTACAAGAAGCACACGCACCGCGAGCACATTCTGTCTCTCCCCGACACGTATGTCGGCTCCATCGAGACGTCGGTTGAGGAGATGTACGTCGTGGAGGACGAGAAGTTCATTCAGAAAAGCCTATCCTTCAACCCTGGATTCTACAAGCTGTTTGACGAGATCGTGGTGAATGCCCATGATCAGGTGGTGCGGATGCGTCAGCGTGGATCCGCCAATCCAGTCAAAAACATCACAATTGAGATTTCGAGCGACAACAAGACGATCACGGTGGAGAATGACGGGGAGGGTATCACGGTAGCCGAGCACCCAGAGTACAAGGTCTGGGTTCCGCAACTGGTGTTTGGCGAGCTTCTGACTTCCACGAACTACGACAAGGACGAGAAGAAGCTGGTGGGCGGCAAGAACGGCTACGGCGTGAAGCTTGCCAACATCTTCGCGAAGACGATGACAGTGGAGACGGTGGATGCGGTCTCAGGCAAGAAGTATACACAGACCTGGGAGAACAACATGACGGTGGTGAATAAGCCGAAGATCGTGGCGTGCAAGTCCAAGCCGTATGTCAGTGTCGCGTGGACCCCCGACTTTGGAAGGTTCGGTCTCACTCAGATAACAACCGATCTGCTGGGTGTGTTCCGCCGGCGGGCGAGTGATCTGGCGATGACGGTGGGCAAGGATGTCAAGGTACATTGGAAGCACGGGGAGGAAAAGGTACTGATCAAGTGCCGTGATCTGTCGGCGTATGCGAGCGAGTTTGTGAGCACACCGGTAGCGGCACACACGAGTGACCGGTGGAACGTAGTGGTCGCGGATACTCCTGCGGACGGGTTCCTCCAGGTCTCGTTCGTCAACGGTATCTGGACATCTAAGGGTGGGACACACGTGGACTACGTGGTAAACCAGATCGTTTCCAACCTGTGTGAGTTCCTGGAGACGAAGAAGAAGATCAAGGTCAAGCCCTCACTGGTGAAGGAGAACATTGCGGTGTGGGTGACGGCGGCAGTGGAGAATCCGTCGTTCACGTCACAGACGAAGGAGGCACTGACCACAAAGAGCACAGCATTTGGCTCGACGTGCAAGTTGCCAGACGAGTTCTTCAAAAAGGTGCGAGCCAAGCTTGAGTTGGTGGACAAGTTGGTGGTTGCTCAAAAGGAAAAGGACGAGAAAGAGAACAAGAAGAGCGATGGACGGAAGAGTTCTAAGATATACGGTATCCCGAAGCTCGACGACGCCGCCCTCGCAGGTACCGCCAAGTCTGCCGAGTGCACTCTCATCCTCACCGAGGGGGATTCCGCCAAGGCAATGGCTCTCAGCGGTCTTACAAAGACTCAACGCCAGACTTTCGGAGTGTTCCCACTGCGGGGGAAAATCATGAATGTGAAGGACTCGTCGGCGTCAAAGGTAGAGCTGGCGAAGGAGATCGCCGAGCTGAAGAAGATCGTGGGACTTGAGTCTGGGAAGACGTATGCGGATATCAAGAGTCTACGGTATGGACGTATCCTGATCATGACCGACCAGGATTACGATGGGTCGCACATCCGCGGTCTCCTCATCAACCTGTTCCATGAGCTCTGGACGGAGCTGTTTCGGATCCCAGGGTTCCTCACCTACATGGCAACGCCGATTGTGAAGGCGACGAAGGGTAAGGAGAATCGGACGTTCTACACACAGTTCGAGTATGACCAATGGAAGACGTCGGCAACAGGGAACTGGTCGATCCAGTATTACAAGGGGTTGGGTACGTCGACTCGCGAGGAAGCCCAGGAATATTTCAAGCACATGAATGTCACACAGTTCCGGTACACTGCCGATGCAGATTCGGAGGCGATCGATCTGGCATTCAACAAGGCTCGGGCGGACGATCGTAAGACATGGCTCCAGGGACACGATGCCTCCGCAATCGTGATCCCAAAGGCGGATAAGACCCTGCCGTACGCAGAGTTCGTGCACCGCGATCTCATCCACTTCTCACACTACAATCTCGAGCGGTCGATTCCGAGTGCAATCGACGGTCTCAAGACGTCGCAGCGTAAGATTCTGTTCGGCTGCCTCAAGCGTAACCTCACCTCGAAGGTCAAGGTTGCCCAGCTGGCAGGATACGTGTCGGAGCACGCAGGATACCATCACGGTGAGATGTCGCTCAACGAGACGATCATCGGCATGGCTCAGGACTTTGTGGGTTCAAACAATTTGGCATGGCTGGTTCCCAAGGGTCAGTTTGGTACGCGTCTGGAGGGTGGCAAGGACTCGGCTGCGTCACGTTACATCTTCACCTACCTTCAGCCTTACATGAAGGATCTGGTCCCCTCCGACGACCTGCCGTGTCTCAAGTACCGCGACGACGATGGGCTGTCGGTGGAGCCCGAGTGGTATGCTCCCGTTCTCCCGATGCTTCTGGTCAACGGTGCTCGTGGTATTGGAACTGGTTACTCTACCTACATTCCATCGTACAACCCTATAGTCATTCGCGGTCTCCTGCTTCGGTGGCTGAAGGACGGTGACAGTCTCAGCTCGTTCAACATGATTCCATGGTACCGTGGGTTCAAGGGTACGGTCATTGCTCGCGATGATGGCTACGATGTCACTGCCGATTATTCGTACAATCCCAAGACCAAGACGGTGGTGGTGCGGGATCTGCCGATCGAGTACTGGACGTCGGACTTCAAGGCGTTCCTGGATGCCCAGTGCGAGAAGAAGGATCTGGTCAAGGATTACACGGATACCTCGACGGACGTGGACGTGAACTTCGAGGTGGTTCTCAAGGATGAGATGACTGTTCAAGAAATCGAGAAGAAGCTCGGGCTGTCGTCTCGCATCAGGCTGACGAACATGCACGCCTTTGATCGCCACGGCAAGATCCGCAAGTTCGCAAACGTCAACGAGATCCTGGTCGAGTATGCGGAGACTCGGCTGGCTCTGTATTCTGACCGCAAGTCCAGTATGCTGAAGGAACTGCGTGGGAAGCTGCCGTGGCACTCGAGTGTCGTGAAGTTCCTGACACTGATGTGCGAAGACGCGATCGACCTGCGGAAGAAGCCCCATGCTGAGTGTGTGACCATCCTGGAGAAGCACGAGCTTACGGATATCCCCGACCTCCTGAAGCTGCCGTTCAGCAGCATGACGCTGGAGAACGTTCAGAAGCACCAGGCGGAGCTTGATCGGATCCGGGCACGGATACTTGAGATCGAGGGCACGACGCCTGAGCGGTTCTGGGTTGCCGATTTAGAGAATCTCGCCTTGTAGAGAGATAAGATAGGATAGAATGAACTACCAGAGAATTCTAGCAGGGGCGGATGCAGAAGCCCGAGAGGATTATGATTTTGATCCTCGAGTAGCCCTTCAGGAAACGTCCGAATCTGGTCCTAATGTAGAACCTCATCAGAACAGGCACCCGCAGTATGTGGATACCAAATCGGGAGGACAGGCAACTATAGAGGAACTGAGTCATCCCGATCTGAATTCAACTCTGACTGCACCTGTCCAATCAGCTCCATCCATGATTCCGCGAAAACGAAATGTCATCATTGATTCCGCACAGCGGGACTGGACGATCCAGCCCGATGCGTATGCTAATGTTTTTTCATTTGGGACACAGGTTCCCGTCCAGATAATCGGACCGCAAACTCCGTTCTACTTTAACAACCCTACAATCCCAATATCTGCATGGGAGACCCCAGTGAATCCTCCGAGTGTTGTATCAGGAGCCCTCGCCGGATTCCAGACCGTACCAAACAACATTCCCCAAACATTCCCAGCTGGAATACCGTTGCCCGCCTATGTAAACACTACAAACCAAGGACTCGTACGCCCCTCCTACGGTTGGAAGCTTGTTCTATCAAATAACCGACTCGTACACAGCCCCACGCCTGTAAACTACAGGGATCCGCAAACTAAAGTCTTCTTTTACCCCGTGTTTAACGCTGCGGATCCTGCTGGTGCTCAGGTTGGTATCGATATTCAGCAGAAACAGTATGGAACAAACAGCTACTCCTACGCCACCCAGCTGGCACTCTCAAACGTGTCTGAAATAAAGCTATCGCGGGCTATACTACCAGTCAGAGGAACACAGCCATACACCCCGACCACCTTTTCTGATACCGTTGACTACCCCTCCGCATTTCACACACAGCCGTACATCCTCATGACAATTGAGAACTTGAAAGGAAACTATCTGGGAGGATCCCAGATCGTACAACAAACCTTCACTGTTCTCACACAGAATACTCGCAATCTGTATAGTGGAAATGGTACATACCCAGGTCAGTTTTCAGACTACTACGCCTGGTCTAACGAGTCTTACAATTTTGACCCTCCCCTTGCCAAACTATCAAACGCGAACATTCAACTATACAACCCTGCCGGTGTCGTATTTTCCCAGCTTGATAATCTCAGTATAGTTGACTTTGTTTTGGACGCGAAAAGCACAGGGAAGGTCAAGTTTTTTGTCACACAAACTGCCTGCAACACAACCTTCGGAAACTGTAACGCCTTCCTGTCCTCCGATATTCGGGTAGGCGACGAAATCACGTTCTATTCCCCCGCCGTAACTCAGATTGCGGCAGATTCCAATTGCACTCCTCAGCTTTCCGCTTTTTTGAATCTCCTGTCGAATAACTTTATGGTGACCGACGTGTGTGGATCCGACTTTACAGTACCCAACTCGTTTCCTCTTATTACCAGTATTGGCACATCGTTCACTGCTGTTCCGAAAGTCTCTGGGTTCGCGGGAATGTCAAACTCTGTCACCACGATATGTGCACTGGTATGTACATTGTCGCAAGTATGTCTCCAGCAATATACCGGTGTTCCAAGCAATCTCTCGTTTGCAGGGAAGCGTACGCTGACTCAGGATTATGTGATCCCGATAATGAACTTGAACGTCCAAGCTACCTTTGTTCTGGAAGTGACGACGATGGAGCCAGACTCGAAGAATATCCAGAGAATTATCCCGAACTAAAGATAAGAACAATAGATGCCTGCTGCTCCCCAAAACGGTGAAATCTACCCCCGTCGGACTGGCGACCTTAACGAGTATTATGTCGATACCGCTATCCGTGGTGCCCCAAAACACACAGGGTTTGTCCCGAATCTTGTAGACCCCGAGACGCAGGATACTCAGGCGTTCAAGCTATTTTCAACGCACCACGAGGATCCGAAACTGTCTTACGGTTCAACGTTTCAGCAGCAGGCTGTGATTCGCGTGCACACCGCCACTCCACTAAACCAGGCATTTTTCTCGGACGCCAATATTCAGTACCTCCAGGACGAGATCCGGTACCGTGTATGGGAGAAGAGCGACAAGAAACATGTGATTGATCCCCAGCGTTCCGATGATCTGAAGACGATCATGCGTGCATACTACCTCCAGTACCAGATCAATGATGAGAAGAACGCCGCCAAGGAACTGAATGCATTGAACGAGCGTGTCATGAAATACTGTGTGGATGATATTCTGGGTTCTATCAACATGTGGCTCTTCAACCGCAGCCAGACGCTCAACTACCCCGACCAGATCAGCCGCCCGATCAACCCTCACATCTATGGCACGAAGAGTGCGGAATTCAAAGCGTTCTTTTAGATTGATGACTAGTAATGAGTCTCGTGCGGTTCGGAGATCGTGTTTACGGAAAACTTAATGACAACAAACTTCTTGTATGGGACGCAGGGTGGGATACGTTTCGTCCCGTTGACAAGATTGTGTGGAATCCGATCCGGAAAGATGTTCAGCTGATATATGGTCAGGTATGTTCTGAGATATTCGACACAAAGTACGGATTCGGAGACATGCAGACGGAGTGTGTAGAGTTCACAGATAGGTTCATTTCTGATATAGAAACTGCACCTTCTATCGATGTCATTGATGACTTCTGGAAGTGGACAGGTCAGACGAGCGTATGGTTCTACGACCGTATGATTGTCGTACACCCGTGTGCGAGCGGAACGCCTAGCAGGGCAGAGTATCTCCGGATCATGAATCTTCGTGCCAAGACAGCCAAACGCATCCCTCGTCAAATCAGGGGAACACTTAAACGAAGGAAACACTAAGAGTGTAATGCGAGTCAACATTATTTCTACGCACCGCAACCAAACAGGTCTGGCTCAGGATGCAGATATTCTCCAGGGAATCTGGGCAGCCGCCGATGAGACCGTGAAGTTTCGCCGGATTCTGAATGCCCAGCCCGAATGCGACGAGGCAGAGGTCAACGTGTTCCTGGAAGTCCTGAACCCTGCCCTGTTCACATACGCCGCTCGGAATATCTTGATCCCCAATCCAGAGTGGACGTATAAGACATGGATTCCCTACCTTGCGTCCCTAGATGAGATATGGTGCAAGACTGAAGAGGCAGTTGAAATCTTTACAGCTCTCCACCCCAACGTCAAGCATATTGGCTGGACATCAATCGCCAAAGGGGTACCCGAAAAGAAGAACTTCCATAAGGCTGTCGTCATCACTGGCAAAAACATCTTTCGGCATCCTCAGCTCATTG